GAGGATTTCATTTAACTCTGTTAATAATGTTTTTGCTCTGGTATTTAGCTTTTCTATAGCTGATACTATAGCTTCTGCACGATCTGTAGCGGCTTCTATTTCCTCTACAGGAACCGAATTACCATTTAATAATATCCTAATGGTAGAGAGTTCATCTCTTATTGATTGTCCCATAATTTTGTGTTTTAATATTTTTAGAACCCAATTCCGCCAGTATATCTATCAATTGCCTGTCCAAAACTAGCATCATGACTATAACTGTGTGAGTTACTACATCCTCCATTAATTACATCATTCCAAATTATTAACTCTAATAATTCCGATTTGATTTTTAAATACCCTCTTTTTAATAGCCAAACTTTATAGCTGGGAGATAGGTTAGAAAAAGGATTTCCTTTCATCTTTCCAAAAGTCATAATATCATCTACATCCGTTATTATTTGGGCATTCGATCTGTTATATTCAACATAATGATCTTTACTAAACTCCCATTCAGCCTTGCAACCTTGAAAAATACAGCCATTTTTGAAAATGTATTCCGGGTAATTGTTTTCTTTTTTTACAAATAATTTCAGCTCACTCATTTTTTAATCTCTTTGTAAATCCCATCGCTTTTCAATGATCTGCTCATGGGACATAGGTTTAACTTCTGATTTTTGCTCTGTTTTAGGCTCTTCACCGTACATACGTACCAATGTAGCCCAACTATACCATTTGCCGGTTTTACTGCATCTAAAGCTTCCGTTTAGTTGCTTTACGATTGTGGCTGGTAGGTTTGGTAACTTGATTCTTTTCCTTTTCATTTGACTGTTTTAGGTTTCTTAACCTCTCTGTATTCATCAATAGGAAGAGGTTCTGGAGATATTCTTTCTACCTCCACAGATTGAATGCTAATAGATACATACCAAGGAGCAGCAAAATAATATGAGTTTAATGTTAAAGCCTTTTTGTATGAGGAGTAATCAAGGTTTAATTTATGCTTTTCAGCAAATTCTTTTATTACTTTCAAAGGCACCTCTTTTATTTCAAAAGATACACTTTGGACTTCTGGATATGTCTCTTTGACTGCCTTGTTTATTTTTACAAATTCATTTACTTTCTCTGTAAGCTGTTTTAATGTTTTCATTTTTCTTTTGTATTTAGTTTTGTTAATTTTTCTGTGTTGCTTAATGCTTCTGATAATACATCAGAGTTTGTGAAGTAAAAAGTGTATCTGCCATATCTACCATCTTGCATACATGGTCTATCTACCCATCCATTTTCAATAGCCTTTACTACATCTTCTTTTTTACATTGTCCAAACTCATCAGAACTGCCATATAAGTAGAAAGTGGTATGAATGCTATCAAAGTGATACCAGCCCCCGCCAGTTACATTTTTAGGGGTATGGGCTATTTCTCTATGAAAAATACATTTACCAATGCTTATACGACCATTTTCCATTATCCATTTAGGATTTAGTTCCTTCATACATTAATCTCGTTAAAAGCCTTTTCATAACTACCTTCAAATACATCAGCTATATACTGTACGCCTGTAGCAGGATAGGATTGCATGTTTCCAAGTAAATCCCTGTAGTTTAACCACCTATCCTCGTAAAATTCAGAGATATTCACATTTGCCCCTTTTTCTACCTCTATTTCATTATCGTTTTCATCAATATAGAATAGAGTGCCAAAGTTATCGGGCTTATATTGTAGTCCCGGATATTGGGTTTTTAGTTCTTCAATTGTTGTCATAATCTAGCATATGTCATATTTTTAATAGTAGCTATATGAGTAGTAATGAATACTTCTGATATGCCTGTTAACTCTGATAGCTCTGATATAGCTGTTTTTAACTCTTCTCCTGTACTCTTTTGTACACGGATGGTTAATTCCTCGTTACGCATCATTATGCGATTTAGAGATAGTTTATTTGTGGTGTCCATTTTCATACCTTTTGTATTAAGTGATCAATAAATAGTTCAATAAGCATTACTAACATTACTATGTAGCAGTACTTATTTGATGTGTCTCTTTTAGCGTGGCGATAAGAGTAGCTATCCATCTGTTGTTTCATTGAATTGTGCTAATAAGGTTCTTTTCAAATTGATACAATTACCGTGTTTTAGCCAACCATTATAAGAAGCTATAGATTGTTGATTAGGGTTGTACTTCAGCATCTTGGCAAACCTGTTTTTTATAGACGGCCTCAGCAATACTTTGTCATGATCACTTACATAACCTAAGAAATCTGCGCCTCTACTTTTAATAGGAAACACTTGGTAGTTTGATTTCATCTTTAGTTTCAATTCATACCACATATACCATTCTATTCTTGACCTAAATTCATGTAATTGCTTCTTACAATGGTGAAATATTACTATGTCATCACAATACCGCCAAATATATTTTACCTTCAATTCCTCTTTTATCCAATGGTCTAAAGGGCTTAAATAAAAGTTTGCAAGCGTTTGGGACAAGTAATTACCAATTGGCAAACCTACAGCACTATCAATAATCTCAAATAATAGCCATAATAGCTGTTTATCCTTGATCTTACGTAACAACATATTTTTCAGGACTTCATGGTCAACTGAAGGATAAAATTGCGTTACATCTATCTTAAGGCAATATGTAGTGCCACCCACATCTTTAAGTGCTGTTTTTATTCTGGTCAACGCTTTATGAATACCTCTACCCTTAATACAACTATAAGTGTTATGGGTAAAGTTCTTTACGAACATGTCACCCACAATCTGTAAGATGGCATGATGTATAATTCTACTTTCATAGGGTAACACATAAATTATACGCTCTTTAGGCTCATAAATGGTGAAAACCTTATATTCAGGATTTTTATATTCACCATTTTTAAGCTTGTTGTGTAATGCAATGATATTAGGCATTAAGTTTTTCTTGAAGGTAATAACACCTTTTTGTTTTGATTTACCCTTACAGGCGTTCTTATGAGCTAATAACAGGTTATTAATACTAATTACCTGCCCATAAACATTTGAGATACGTTTCATTTTTCCTTTGCTTTCGGGGCGAACCTTCGATTTCTCTACCAATACGCTTTTCCCCCATTTTGTCTTTCACCATGTTGGTGCGGTCTATATCATATGTTTGATTAAAGCAACTCCGCAGCTGACTTCGGTATTGTTGTAGTTGTTGTTGACGTTAGAAGAAAAACTGGCGTTTTTCTATAACAAACCTAAGCTAACTTTTCGATATACCACCATGTTGGTTTTTTAGAACAGATATTCGATGTAATCCTCTCTACAGATTTTCTCTATCAATTCTGCTTTTTCTCTTGTTTCACAGTAAAGATCGGAGCCGACCTCGGTACCGTAGTAGATGACGTAGACGCCAGAAGAAAAACCGGATTTTTTACCGTACATCCAAATATAAAACTTAGCCTCGTTGGTATTGTCAAAATCTGGATACCATCCTTCATTTACACACTCAATACATGTAGATATGCGATGCCTGGCAAATTCTCTTTTTGCTTGCTTTTCCGACCTTCCTTTTTTGAAATCATTAAGGGTCAATTGATCTCTTTGTAAGAGGACACATGCACTAGCATAACCTTTTAGTAAATCTTTAACATCGGTTAGAAAATGTTCGGCACCATATAGGTCAATCAAAAGTTGTTGCTGATCTGAAGTACCTTTTTTATACGCTTCCTGGGCTTTGGTTAGTTCTAATTTTAAATTCATGGTTATTTGTTAAAAGAGTAAGCAATGTACTGTTGTTTGGCAATTTTCCATGCATGTTCTGCAAGCGATCTGTTTTTAAACATTAGATCGGAGCCGACCCCGGTACAGTCGTAGCTGCAGCGGACGCCAGAAGAAAAACCGTTTTCTTGCTTGTTCCAATAAGGCCAGTTATAATATTTATACTCTTCATTGGTAAAATCTGGCTCCCATCCTTCGTTTAAAGCCCGGATAATGATAGTTAATTGATACCTGTTGAAATATCTTTTAGCATCTAATCCCATACAGGCAAAGTGATCTACAGTCAATTGTAAGATATTTAATTCTTTACAGGCGGATGGGTAGTCAATTACTCTTTCTTTTACATCAGTTAGGAAATGGTCTTTTCCATACAGATCAATAAGAAACTGTTTACGCGCACTATCTCCTTTAGTATACGCTTCTAATGCCTTTTCTAGACTTAATTTAAGGTGTTTTTGTTCTTTCATTTTATTGGTTTTTATAGTTATTCAATATCTTTTAAAATCAAAATTTATAAGTATAAAAAGCAGAACTGAACCAAGAAAAGTACTCATATAC